CGGTGATACTGGATAAATTGAATCAGGTAATCCATTAGCACCTGGTTCACCTAATACTGCAACATAGTTACCGTGAATAATTAAAGCCGCCGCCATTGCGCTAATTGTTTCCATGCGCGTTTCGGTAGGAACTGGGCGCATTAAAATTTGTGGTGTTGGTAATACTTCGCGTTTGTTGCGATACGCACAAAGCGGCAATGCACCAATTGCATCACTAATTAAAGTTATACCGCGATAGATTGCCGGAATACCTAAAGCGGTATTTTGATCTACATAAGCCCCTGCCCAATTACCTTCAAAGAATCTGCCAACCCTACCTAAAGAATCTACATAGCCTGAAGATGTGTAAACCATAGATGATTGAATTTGTCTTTTAAGCAATCGGCCTAACATTATTTACCTCTGTTTTCCAAAGCAATTCCAAATAAAATTAAAAAAGCACCTGATAATATTACCGCTACTAATGGGTTAATTGTTGCGACACCTGCAACAATCAACAAAGAACCTATTATTTGTAAAACTGATGATATGTATTTCATTAGTATATTTTACTCCTTGCAACGGGCTGATCTTCTATTTTTGTTACGACACCATAGCGTGCCAGCGTAACCGCTACAAGTGGTGTGATGTTAGTTGTGCTTTGGCGATTCCATGCCCAGGAATCACCCAACGGCCTTTTAGTTGAACCCATAATGGCTGTTTTTAAATTGGGGTCATCTAGGTGGCATATAGTTTTGGCTTGTACTGCATCATAAAATGAACCACATGCCATAGCGTAATCACGCAAGTGAATAGACATAACGCCTATGTTTTCCTTTTCTAGTTCGGCTATAAGTGATGCCGCCGGTGATCCAGTATCAATTACCACCTTTGTGTTATATCTCTTACATAACTCAACTAGGCGTGGCAATACCCATGATGTGCCTTCTTTACACTCAATTAGTTCAACCGGCGTAAAACCTCTTACTAAACCTGATGCACCAATGGAAGCCTTATCACGCTCACGCGATATGTCCACACCAAACACAATTTCATTGCCCACTGCAATATCTGTTCTAGCCAAAGAATCCCATAATTCAGTATTGATCACTTGTACCGCATCCCTAGATGGCCAAACATTTAACCATTCCTTTGTAAATATCTCAGGGCTGTTAGTTGTTGCCGCTTCTTTTACCGCATCTAGCAATACGCCTTTTTCTTCATGCAGTGAAGGTATCGCCTGATACCAAACTTCCTGATCCATGTAGTCAAACTCATCTGATGATGGACACCATTCAAACCATGCAAGTTTGTTTTGGGGTTCGGCTATTTCACGGTGACCTATTTCCCGGTAATGTTCTAACAACTCAGATTCTCCAGGCCTGCCGGCATTAGACAAAATCCACAATTGGCCATTGCGTTTTGTTGCAAGTGTTGGCTGTAAGTTAGCAATGAGTGATAGTGGATGGGTTAATGCTTCATCAATAACCATCAAATTTAAACTTAGGCCGCGTGCGCCTTTATCGTTAGGTGTAACAATTCCATAGGTTGAGCCATTACGCATGTATATTTTTTCACTGCCATTAACTCTAGATACCCTAGCAATGCGTTTAGCAAATTTAGGCGACATTTGAAAACTTAGTAAATGTTCTTCCCATTTACCTTTAGCCATATTGCGATCCTGGGCTGTATAGGCAACATGTCTTTTGGGTTGTAATAACTCATAAGCAATACGCGTTTCAATAAGTTTGCTTTTTCCATTTTGGCGACCTACCTGTGCGCATACCGATCTGTACTTGTACAACCCATTTCCATCTTTTTCTAAACCTACATCCGCCACATAGCGTTGCCAATCAAATAAATCAAAACCTAATAATTTTGCTACCTGGGCTAATTTGTCGCCATCTGTTTCACATGCTTGATCTCTTAGTGATGCCCATCTAGGCGTACATAAGGATTTATTCAAATATGTCATCCTCATCAGGCAATGCACATGAATCCCATATTTCGCGCAACTCTTTAGATATGGATGGGATGGTATGACCACCTTTACCGGATTCTTCAATACGATCCCATGCGCGTGCAAGGCCTAGTAACATTTCGCGTTTAACCGTATCAATGTCATTACGGCCAGTAATGGCCTTAACCATTGCGGTGGTGTGCCTACCTAACTTCTTTTTAGGTTTACCACTTGCGACTATTTTTAATTTGTTTGCGTTTTGCATTTCCATATTTAGCCCCCCTTGAATAGTTACAACTTGCACATGATGGTCTTAATGAACCCACCCAAAGTTCCGGTGACGGAAAGGAATCAATGGGTGGTTCATGGTCTAGCGTGGTTGCGACAGCCTTTTTACAGTAAAAACATTTGGGCTGTTGAGCCAAAACAATTTCTCTGATTTTCTTGTATTCCGCATTATATTTTCTACTTTTTAAAGTTTTCATTTTAAATTTAGTTTTTTTCTAAACAATTTTGGATGCGCCGGGGAGAGAGAAAACGCGAACGGCGGCGTATTCTGCACACGCTTAAAATAGGAAAAAACGGCCATTTTATTTAATCAACCTTGCTAACCAGCACATGAAGCGTGCCTGTACCTGAACCACTTACAGCCCACAAATCTTCACCCTCTGTTAATGACAACCGAATCTCGTCACCGTTATCTAACAAGTAACCATTGCTTGATGTCACACCGCTATTGCCCACATACACTTCATGCTTAGCGTGCAACAGTACATCCCTTTGTACATTATCAACTGCAACTATTGATTGCCTTGTTGTAGTTACTGCTACCTGGCTAGTTACTATCGCCATTTATCTGTTCCTCACTCTGTAATCTCTTGCGCCTAAAGCGTTCAAAGTCTTTGTGTTGCTTCTGACCTATCCACATCTTGCGTTGGTGTTCCATCTGTACACCAGTGTGAGCGTGTAGTTTATACCCAAAACTCTTAGCCCTAATGCACCACAACAGGTCTTCACCAACCCATTCTTTATGTAATGGCATATCCTGATAGAAGCCCCACTTATCACCTTGATGTACCTGGTCAGCCTCTTTAACAAACCTTTCAAACACTGATCTATGTATGATGATTGCACCTGTACCAGCCGCATCCACTTCAATCACACTATCTTCTTCATAATCATGTATAGCGTATAAGCCGTTATCACTGCCCATCTTAAATATGCAAGGCACTGGTTCAAGGTATAACTCACCGACTTCCCAGCCACCATGTACTACACCGGACACAATAGGCCGCTTATCTTTATCTGCGGCGGCCACCAACTTCTTAAAATGATCTACTGTAAATCTTTGATCAGTATCTATCTGCAATAGCCAATCATCTGTTGTTTTCTCTAAGAAGGTTGCAACTATCTGATTGCGTAACCTACTGATAACACCTGATCCCTGTAATGATATAAACTGACCTAATTGTTTTTGTGATCTAGCCACATCTAAAATGCTTGTCATAAAATCTGTTACTACATAACCAGGTGATGTAATACCGATTGTAATTTTCTCTGTATCTTTCAATGCCAACCCTTCTTTAGAAAATGATTCCATGCGGCACATGCGTTAGGTACTTGATTGGCTTTATCAATCCATCCATACCGGTTGCCAATATAACGCACCCCCCATGTAATTTGCTTTATCCCATCAACTTTTGCCAGGTATGTTGATCTACCCTGGGGTATCCCATAATGACTACCATTTCGGGCTGAAGGATTGAAATTACTCTCTTTGTTGTATAGGTCTATCAGGCAATAAGTCTGCTCTATATTATTTAATGTCATCATAATGTATTGCTTATAGTGTGTAGGTTTGTAACTAGAATATGCGTAACTATCTTTTAAAAAGCCTATGGTTAAGGCTATGAACAGAACTATCACCAAACCAAACCTTGCGATCTTTCTGCTTCGCAGATCGCCCTTTCGCTCTGAAAGCGAATTTGCGTTTAAGGGTAGCACACGGTTGCAAATCATCATTGCATAACTCCTGTATCTATCTCACTATATGAGATGTGATCTACAACACACTAACTTAACTTCTTTTGTGTTCTTGTAATTAAATAACACACATAACACGATTGACCAGGCATTACCCAGTTACCACACTTACATCTGATTGGTTCGCTCATTGGCTCTCTCTAACAGGACATCAACTAATTCTATGAATGGTCGGCAGTGCCGCTTCTTAACCATGTAAAACTGTTCGGTTATCTCTCTTTGTGAATCATAGTATTCCTGGATACTCCAATCATACTTTGTTGAAACAGGTATCACAAAGATATTGTGGGTAATTTGGCTAATGATTACATAGGCAAATGGCTTGATAATTTTGGTATCAAAGCCATAAACCGTGTCCACAATTAGGGGATTATGTGGGAAATCATCAACATCTGTAAATGCTCTACTACTACTTTTAACTTCTAGCACTAAGTCATCAACAATAATATCCTTCTCATTTTCAGTCATGTCTTTGATCTCATCATGGGTAGTAGCAATGGTGAAAGCCGGTACATCTACCTTTGGCACACCAAAATGTTGCAACAGATCAGCCACATAAAGGTTGTAACCATGACCTTCAGCCATAGCCTTGTGATAATCAAATTTGGTCATTTTTGTAATCTATGTGATTGATGCAACCACAACCGGCGCATTTGCGTACGCCGTTTATGTTTAACATTCTAGGGTCATTGCAAACTTCACAACATTCATTCATTGGCACAATATCTAACTCAACGCCATTTTCAGTAAATGTGGCTCTTACCCCTGTTGGGTCAATCATTTCCATGTCACCCATTGTTGGAATCCGGGTAATACCATTTGCCGTCTTTTGACATGATCGCCCATCTAGCCGCACAACCTTTGGGGCAGGTGTAACCGTAGTAGGGCGTACCCCGGCCTTTAGCGATCCCGGTTTTCAAAACCATTTCGCCATGTTCACAATATTGAATCGCCGGGGTGCTAGTTGCAACCGCATCAACAACTTGATCCATGCTCATTGGTACAGGATTAGATTCCTGTTCAAATGATGTGCGCAACGCTCTTTCCATCAACGCTGACTTTGATCCAGGTCTGCCATAAATAGTTGCAGGCTCAGGTGTAGGTTCAACTGGCCTATCCAATAACTCTGAATCTAAGGATTGTGTTGGTGTTATAGCCCAGGATTGCCGGGCTTTAGCCGCCATGACTTCTTGTTTAGATGCAACGCGCTTTGTAGCAGATTTCATGGCCGCAACTATCGCTCTGCCCCAGGCAGAAGTTTCACAAATCATTAACTCTGATCCGGCGGTCATGCCTTTACCTGGGATTTGTTCCCAGGCAACGGCTACCCCAGGGCGAACATCATGTGGATCACGGTAACAAGCGGCGGTATAAACGACATAGGTTTTACCTTCAACCTGCACAATGTCATAAGGCTTATTGGGATTATATGGTTGCAATGATGCTTCCGGATACGCTTCTTTTAGTTGGGCTATGCGTTCAGCCACATCAACATAATCATTCATGTTCACTATTTGTTTTCCTTATCCCAAAGGCTAACAACCTTTTCCATTAGGTATTCATTGTCGGCTTCAAGCATCTTTTGTCGCATAGATGGATGAGTTCTAACTGTAAACTTTTCCACCTTTACATTAGTTTGCTTTGTATCGGCAGTACCGCGTTTATAGCCACTCTTAAAACCTTTGTCGTAGCCATTTTCAACTGCCACCATCCAGGTGACACCAATCAACAATGCCACCAAAGTAAATAAGGTGATTGTTACTAACCAACCGTATATCTCATAGTTCATATTTCACCGCTTCCTTGAACTTGTCTAACCAATAGGCTTCAACCATTTTGGCTGATAGCCTTCCTCTAACCTGTTTTGCGCCTATTGCTTTTTTGGCGTGTTTGCGGATTAGAGAAGCCTTTACAAAGTGCTTACCTTTTGCATCAACATAAGCACCTGATTGTTTGTCATATTTAACTAATTCCAAGTCATTACCTTTTCTAATTCAGCCGGTAATTCAACCGGATCAACATCATTTATCACCTGATAAACAGTGCCGTTTGGGTGTATAGATGGTGGTAACACAACATAACCTTTGTGCTTAATATCTATACCTGGTATTAACTTGCCTTTAAATTGCTTTGTTTTATCGGCAAGGTAATAGAAGTGATAGCCATTATCTGTTTTAACTGTATGAGTATTGCTAGTTACACATATACGGCGATACTGTTCCCATAGAATCCTGGATGAAATATTGCGTATATCAAAATCTAAAACTACAAGATTTGATTGGGCAATTGCTAAACCAATGTTCAAGTCAGGATCATTTTTAAACCAGTTCTTAACAATTGACTTATCACTACTTGCATCAAGATAGCCATGCCGTAAAAACTTGCAAGGCTCTTTAGATTGTGGCTTTAGTGGTAGAACCCACCAACCCTTTTCTATGTAGGCTACGGCGTTCATTTAGCACCGCCAAAAGATAGGTGCATGTAATCCCTGGGATGTAACTTTTTATGATAAACAGATTTATCTGAATCATCTGCATGTATATCAAATTGTATTGGGATAATAAATCTAAATTTAGGATCAATTAAAACTTCATTGTCCTTAAATAGATTTTGCAATGTGGTGTTCATAACCTGTTTTGGCTCTGTTACTTCTAATATATCAGCCATAATCTTTACGGTTACCCACACGCTAACCTTTTGTTTTTTGATCATTACTTAGTCAATGTTGAGTAGCGGCCAATAAATTTATAGTAATGTTCATCTATAATATTTTTAGTACACATCACACATAATGTTTTATCGTTGTGTGTTAAATAACCAACACCGTAAAACTCTTTTTCACATATTGGACAGTTCATTATTAACCCCCTTCAGGTCAATTGCGTTTACAAATGCAATTAAACACTACCCCACTGACAAATGCAATTGCCCACGGCGGCGTTTCCTGTGATTTACATCACCCAAAGGCTTTACCCATAGCCGTAAAAGACCCATCAGTGTTGAATGGAATCATCTCTACGCTCACATTGCCACGCTTGATATGTATGATCACCGCACCAGCCTGCCAATTGGCGTATCCTTTGGTGTAGGACATCTTTTTTAGGTCAGCCGTATGACCACACTCAACCCCTACTAAAACACGCTCTAATCGGCCATTAAAGGCTTCTGAAGCACATGTGTAGCCCAATCTGTGAGTATGCCCCGAAATTACTGACCGCCCCCACCTTTTACTAAGGTTAAGTGCCGTTTGCCCGGCAATGTTAGATATGACCCCTTCATCCCCATGACATAGTACAAAGTTAGTTCCAGGTATCGCATAAGGCTGTTTTGCGTAATGGATGCCTAGATCATCAAAGCGCATAAAATTTGCATACTGTAATTCAGGTAATCCCATAAGCCCTGGGATGCGCTGTAAAGATTTGTACAATCTATCGGAATGATTTGATCTACTGACCACATCAGTTTTTAGATCATAAAGAATGTTTTGGCAGGTAGTCCGGTCATCATCTAGGGTCTGCATAAATGATTCGGCTTTACCATCTGCAAACCTAGAAATAGTATTAAAATCCATTTCATCACCAACATTAAGAACTAAATCAAACTTAAAGGCTTTGACCAACTTTTTTAGGTTAGTGACCGCTTCTGAAAAATGAAATGGTACTTGCAAGTCACTGACCACAAGATATTTTGCGTTAAATGATTTATCGCGCTTAATCGTCATCCTCATCTTCTGTCGGATCAATTCGGGGAATGATCTCAGTGGGTTGGTTACCTGGATTGATCCAATCAGGCATAGATGCACCTGGTTCTGTAATTAACCAAAATGCAACATCATGGCTAAAACCTGCGGCTTTGGCCGCTAAAAAAATCTCATTTAAGGTTATGTAATGATTTTCTAATTTGTTCAACGCTTCAGCCTTGCGTGGCGCACGCCGCCTACGCTGTGGTTTTTTAGGTTTTTTAGAAGCCATAGTCACCAATTTTAGATCATACTAATCCGCGAATGGCACGATCAACGCCTTCTTCTAAACTTATTTTTGGTGTGTAGTAATCGCTCATCATGGTTGGGTCACCTACCCGGTAAGGCACACCTGCCGGCTTGTCGGTTAGTATCCTAAAATTCTGTGCCTTCTTTTCATATCCCAGGGTTTTTAATGCTATTTGCGCTAACTCTAAAAAGGTTGTCGGTCTGCCTGTACAAAGATTAACTGTTTGATTGCAATCATTTTTAACCATAGTTATGACCGCATCTACTATGTCATCAATGTGTATAAAGTCCCTGGTTGTACTTGCCTTACCCCAAATGTTAAATGGGTTAGCGTTCATAATGGCGCGTTCAATAATTGATGGAAATGGATAATCTAAATCTTGATCTGTACCATAACCGCTAAATGGTCTAAGGGTTAATACCTTTGTACCTTCTTCACGCAAGTAATTCATCAACATTTCACCGGTTAGTTTTGACCAACCGTAAGACATGTCAGGTCTGCCCATTTTATTAAAGTTAATATCTTTTTCTTTTAACTTACGCTTCTTAGATAATGTTTGTAACTCTGTTGGGTATGCGGCTGATGAAGAAAAATAAACAACATAAGGTTGCTCTGTTCGCATAGCCCATGTAGCAAACTCAGCATCAATGGCTAGATCAACGGCTAATGCCAATGGTTCATTTTCAATCATCATACGGCCACCAACTACGGCGGCCAGGTGAATTACAAGATCGTATTGTTTTTTATCTAATTGAAAGAACTTACGGCAATCAACACCGTTCTTTAAATCTACTAAAGTCAGATTAGCGTGTGGCAATGCACGCCTAAAAGCACGACCAACAAAACCATGTGAACCTGTAATGAGTATGTTCATTATTGCCACAAATTGTAAAGGTTAGGCCTAATACCACAAACTAAATCTGATTCATATCTGCCCTGACCAATTAAACCCGGTTCAATAACATATCTATTTAAATCATTACTCATGGCATTTAATTCTAAATCTGCAAAGTTTTTACCTTTAAATCCATTTAATAATGTAGGTACGCAACTCATTTTTATTGCGGTTGCATGGCCACCGTAAGATGTATGTATTTTTTGTATTTTGTCTGTAATTGGTGTTGCTGAAATTAAATGATCACCAAAACTAATTGTGTCCCAATCATCGGGTATTGATGGCCAAACTTCATCCAATTTAGTTTCAAAATCATTGACAAATTCACAATCATCATCTAATAACAAAACATGTTGATATTCTTTCCATTGTGCATAAAACAATCTATTTACACAGTTCATTACATTACAAAAAATAGGTGTCATATCAGTGCCGCGATCATCAATTGCTGGCCATCTTTTCCAAGTTACCTGTAAAGAATCTAATTGATGTGTTATCGCCGCCAATCGGTCAGGCCGTCTGTCTAAATTTACAACAATTATTGCATCAAATAAATTATTTAGATTCATCTGTATTTTCTTACTAACTCTGCATACTCCGGACTTGTAAAATATCTTTGTAATGTTAATAAATCTTGTTCATACCATTTAGGTTGATTTACCCTGGCATAACCTTCATCCATTTCAGCCTTGCCTGCTATTGGGTGTAGATGTTCAATGATTACATCAGGTAAGTATTTTAAGTATTCTAAATCTAAGCCTAGTTGCTTTACAAAGTTATCAAAAAATAAGTGTACGCAACCTGGAAATGTCATACCTTGTAATGCTTCTACTAAATCACGGCTCATACCAAATGCTGTTGGTAAATTATTACCTTGCAATAAATCATCACCATAAACTATTCCAGTGTTTTGACCTAACGCCTGAATAAAGGCTTTATCCCAACCCGGCGTTCTAGGAAGGTGATCATCACCCATGAAAACAAAATAATCATATAAAGGGTACTTAGTAATATCCAAAAGGTGAACTGCACCGGTATTAAGAGATTTAGCACAACCACCTGTTTTATTTTCAGCCGGTAGTTTTTTGTAGTTCTCACTTTTTGCATACTCATCCCATTTTGGATCATCATTATCTATAATTACATATAGATCAGCCTCAGTATTTGTATCTTTAAAAGCCTGTGCCAATCGTTCGGCGTTTTCAGGCCTACCCCTACTAGGTACAACCACACACATCTTCATGGTCATAGGGTAGGGGATAGGGCTGACTTACTTCTTAGATATAAGGATTTGGTAAAGCGTGTCTATCTTTCCTTCTATGCGTGCAACTCGCCCTTCTAAATTATGGCCACCATTGCCATCAGGCTTTAACTCACTCAGATAATGCTTAACTAGCCAACGCACTGAAGCAATAAATGAGCCAATTATTGTGACAATAGATACGACTAACGCCATCCAATCATTTGCAGTCATTTGCTATTGATGCCAAATTTATCATCTGCCGGATCAAAATAGCGCATTAAAGGGGCGGCTAAAGCACCGGCCAAAATTGCATATTCGGGTTTAACATCTGCAACTAAAGCCAATACAGTTGTAATTGTTGCGGCGGCAACGCTTCTTAAATATGACTTAAAAATCTCTTTTTGTTTTTTGTTAATTTTCATCTAAACCTAACTCCTTTATTTTTAATATAACTTGATCACGGTCTAACGCAATTTCAAAGTGCATATCATCCTTGCGCTTTTTATAGTTGCCGCCCCAGGCCAAACCGTATTTAGTTATGAGTAGGTTAATTGTATTACGCTGATCCTTATTAAATGTATTTGACTTGCCCAAAGGATGTTTAATTGCATTTAAGTCAATGGCTGTACCGGATGAATGATTACTTAAAATCCGATCTGATCCCCTGGTCATGCGAAAAGCAAAACCCCAATCATCTAATTGGCCTTGATCTATTGGCTCAACTAATTCATGGAAATCTTTGGCAAAATTTATTAGGATTGGCGCAACGGCTTTGGCACATGCAAATTTAATATTTGTGCCTGGCACTGTAAAAGTTTTAATGCCTAATGCTTTACGATCCTCATTAGCCGGCCAGCCGTTAGGACTAGTTAATTCTCTGATGATAGCCAAGTTAAACTATTTTCATCCCATTTGTAAAATTTATTATTATTAGGTCTTTTAATTGGTGCTTCCCACTGACATGTAGCCTCGTTTAATATCCAAGAATTAAAAGGCTTAGGTGCAATAAAAGCATTTCTTACTTCATCATAAATAAAACCAATGCCTGCATAATTTTTACGGATTTTATTATTGTATGAAGTTCTCTTACAAACTTGACCCCTAAAATTACCATACCAAGTTTCTGTATCTAAACCCTCAATAAGTTCTGTTTCATCAATACCGACAATAACTTCAGTAACGATATTATTTTCATCTAAGAATGCGTAATGTGCCATTATGCCCAACTCACATTTCCTGTGCCATTTGTAATTGTGGCTCGTTTGTATCCACCACTTGCAGGACTTTCTGTTCCAGTTAAACCTGCGCCAATAGTTATTGTAAAAGTATCTGCGTATCTCAGAATCACAACACCTGAACCACCTGCCGCACCATTAACTGTTGCCTGACCGCCGCCACCACCTGAACCTGAATTTAAATTTCCTGCTGTTGCGCCACCATTAATATAATTTCCGCCGTTTCCTGCACCACCAAGTCCACCAATTCCCGCTGTTGCATTTCCTTCAAGTCCTCCACCGCCACCTCCAGCATAATTAACAGATGAACCCGAAATTGAAGTTGCAATTCCGTCGCCACCATTACCTGAAACTGAACCCGCAATTCCAACAGCCGCAGAACCTCCGCCGCCACCGCCTGTATATGGAAAACCTGTACGACCACCCGCGCCCGCAAAGCCTTGATTTGCAGTTCCTGAACCACCTGATGATGAACCGCTTCCCGAACCAGCGCCTCCCGAACCTGAACCTCCAGTTATTCCTGAATTTCCAGGCGCACCTGTACCAACATTTCCGCCACCTGCACCACCTGTTGAAGTTACAGATGAAAATACAGAATCGTTACCACTTCCAGCATTTGCACCACTTGAAGTTCCCGCACTTCCTCCAGCACCTATTGTAACGGTGTAGTTTGTGCTTAGAGATAAAGATAAAGCAGTTTCTAAACTTCCACCGCCACCTGTATTTGTTACAGTACAACGAAGTCCTCCAGCACCCCCGCCCCCTCCAGACCAAAATCCGCCGCCGCCCGCCCCAGCAACAACTAAATAATCAACACTTAAAACAGTTGGTGCGCTAATTCCACTATTTACAATCCCAAGAATTAATCCCATTACGCAATTCCACCGACAATGTACCAGGAATCTGTACTGACTTTGATCATACTTGCGGCCTTAAAGTTACCTGTAATAACAGGGCTTGTTGAGATTGCACCTGATGAAGCAATAGTTACACCTGCGCCTTGAATAATTGACACAGTGCCACCTGATGCAATTTTGATAACATTAAGTACTGATCCAGTAGTCATAGCAACGCTTGAATATGGCGGCACTGTAATTGTAGTTGTGCCAGTATTTGAATAAGTAATCAATTTATTATCGGCATCTGTAACCACTAAAGTATCTGATGTGCTAGTAACTGCTCTAACGGTTAGATTGGCGATTGAGTTCATTTGAGCCGCCGTTAATACTTGACCAACTGAAAAAGTTGCCATTTACCTATACTCCCTAATAAGCCAAAGAATCTTCATCAAGCCTTCCATCTACGGTAGATGATAGCAAAAATCCTGATGCAAAGGGTTGGGCGCAAGTAAAATTCACCATAAAAGTTTTAGGGGTTATTTCATAGGTAAGACCTGCAATTACGCTATCTGTAATCACATTGCCTGCTGGCAAGGTTTGGGTCACCTGGATTGGATCAAATATATCTAAATTTAAAGCGGCTACAACCCGGTTTGGGTCATTCTCACCATAAGCATCAACGGTTAATGAATTAAGTTGAATGTCTACGCCTTGTTCTTTTCGGGATGCAATAATCATTTTTGCTTGATTTAACGCATCTAATTCAGTTTGCATAATGCCGCTTCTAACGCGGCTATGCTGGAAATAATCATTAATGCTTGCAGTATCACTAGCGGTTTGGCCGGTCAATCCTGTTGGCGTAACCGTTGCTTTGTTAATCATTTGATAATCTGAAATATCAAATTCAACTGCCTGATAAGTTATATCACCTGATCCAGGTACATCGCTAAACTCAGTTAATGTGCCGCCTGATGCCACTATGATGTCATTGCGTGATAAAAATTTTGCATAACCGCGTTGATCCATATAAAACGCGCCTAGGTCTGTGCCTTCCACAATCTGACACGCACCCAATAGCGATCTTGATGATCCATCATCTGTTTGAACTGTTGTAGTTGCAGTAACTGAAATATCACGCATACCAGTTGGCCATTCACCGGCATCCAATAGGCTTGTAATTCTTTGTGCGGTGGTTTGTCCGGCAGTACCACCACTAACAGATGTAATAGTTGTTAAATTAAGTAACTGAAATCCATCTACGCAAGATAAGGTTACATAGGCTGGATCAAATCCAGTAGGGCTTTGGTAATTCCATTCCTGTACATACATAGAACCTAAGTTATATGTTGTTTCCAAATATTCTGCCGTAAAACGAATCTTACGCATAGGTTTTATTTTGCCATATAAATTAGAACCAGTATTGGCTGGATTAAATTGACCTGTTTCATCTACAAAAGTTATGCGTGCAGTGCCACCTGTAAATGAATCTGATGATCTATTAAACGCACGGCGAATATAACATTGTGTTACAAAAGATGTTATATCTACTGTATCGGCGGCAACAGTACCTAACACCGCTATATCTAAAGGTGTTGCAGGATCATCAAGCACAAGCGCGGGATCAAAACTTGCACCGCCTGAAAAATCAATTTCGGCTTTAAATATTGCGGCTGGCATTATCTTCCTAAATTAGTTAATTGAGTTACTGCACCTGATCTATTTAAGTTATACAAAGCATCCTGAATTACAGATTGTAATTGGCCTTCTGATATAACCGATCCGGCCACATTAACATTTACTGTTGTGCCAAACCCACCCATTTTATCTAATGGTATTACCGCCTCACTGCCGGCTTCTCCAATCATGGCAAAAGTTGGTTGATTTACAATTCCACCTTCTGCCATTGCGGTAAAACCTAACGCTATACCTAAAGCCTTACCTTCTGCACTTGAAGCAAAATTAGGATTATTTTGGGGTTTAATTGGACTAGCGGCAAAATTTGAACCACCTGTAAAAGTACCGCCTTCACCAATTTGCGAAGGATCAATACCAAAATTTAACATTACTTGTTGGCCAGGTGAAAGATTAGAAACAGTGGCCGTTGTAGTTTGAATTTGCGATAATAAGGCTAACATTTTGCGTAATTCATCATTCGCGGCAAATAATTTTTGTAAATAAATTAAAACTGCGGCAGTAGTTATACCCCATTTAGTTGCAAGCATTTCAACTTCTGCCGTTGTGATTTGTCCATCTTCAATAACCTGTAATACATCTGCATACCGTGCGGCTTCATCAACGGCCTCTTTTGTACTATCTGCTAACTTTTGTAATATTTTTACACGCAATTCATCTTCGGCGGTCAATTTACGGCTAAGGGCGGCTTGTAAATTTATGCGATCAATATCAAACATGGCTGATAATTCAGCCTTCTTTTTATCTAATGCTTCTTGTGCGCGTTTTTCGGCTGTCAAACTTTTTTCTCTACGCAAATTATCCGCTTGAATTTTCTTTAACATTTCAGCATAGGTTAATTGTTTCTTACCATATAGGCGTTGTTTTTCTAAAGCATCAATCGTTAATTGTGATAAACCTAAATAACCGCGTTCTTGCAAAATTCTTTGTTCTCTTAAATCAATACCGCGTTTTTCTATTTCTTGCAGTGTTGTGCTTTCACCTACTAAGGTTTCCAAAGTAACAAGGGTTGCGTCTATTGCCGCCTGACCAAAACCTTTTGAAAAGAACCCAACATTTAAATCAGCCAACCGTGTTGCCGCTTTTTCTAATTTTACGCCAAACACATCTAAATTATCTGATCCAATTGCTATAAAAGATGCGGCAGTTAAAAAGCCTTCACCTAAAGTTTCAGTTGCTTCGCCTGCGCTAATTTGAAATGATTTTAATTGGCCTGCAAATGATTGAGTTTGTTCTTCGGCTGATCCAGCGTATTTATCTAAGTTTTGCATCAACTTTACAAAGCCCATTGATTTTACTTCTGCGGCTGTAAATCCGATACCAAGATTAGTTATAGATTTGTAATTACCTATTGCCGCCTTATTTATAGCATCAAGTACAACATTTAAATCAGCCCCAGTTCCGGCTGATATGTCTAAGGCTTTACTTAACAATGTTTGTGATATGTCCAAATCCCCGGTTTGCGTAATAAGTTGGCGCAAGGCAGGAACTAATTGATCCTCTGTAATATTTGTAGCGCGTTGTAAATCCGCTATAAATGTTTTTACTCCTGGCAAGTCAAATTCTTGCCCAATACTTTTTAAAGTTAGTTGTAACTGTTTATCTAATCTTTCCTGGGCTAAAGCGGCTTGTATAGAATTCTTAGCAAAAAGTGCCATGCCTGCGGCGGCGGCTATTCCACCGGCTTTGGCAAACGCTTTTAATCTAAATGATCCAGTTGCAACTACCTTATCAAAACCTTTTAATTCTTTTGTTGCACGCTCTAAACCTTTTTTATCAAACTTAGTAAGGAAGTTAATCGCAACATACTGACTTAATGCCATGTTTAACCCCTAAATTTTTCGCCTAGATATTTTTTAAGCACACCGTATAGGTTATCATTTACTTGTCCACCTAATTGTTGTGATGCCCTGTAAATCAATCTTTTTTCTTTATATGCACCTGAATTAGCAGTACCTTGTAATTTACTAATAAAAGATTCACTAGCATTACTATTGCGGCTAATACGCCTAGTTCTACTTCTTGATTTGGATGTTCCAAATCCTGCCAATTCATAAATTATACCTGGTACAGATTTGTTAATTACCGCTAATGCAGTTACAGAAAATGTTGTGCCTTTAACTCTTTGAACTTTTGTTTTGGCCGAACTTACCCTTATGCCGCGTACAACTTCGGTTTGTGACCATTTCCAACGGCTTCTTTTACTTTCGCCAATAGTTCTGCCCCGGTGTGCGGTGTCATTAGCCCATCCCCATGCAGGTGGATATGAAGGTTCAACATCACGCCATCCTGGAAATGGTGAATGTGGTACAAAACTTTGTGCTAATTTTGCAACAGGCTTTACAGCCTTAGTTAGTTCCCTTCTAAATTCTTTATGTAAATCAGGTTCTATTTTTTTCATTGTGGCCAATAATTCATCTAAATTTTCAACATAAATGGAAGGTACTGCCGCTAATGATCTAGTTCGGCCAGGCAATCCTGAATACTTAGGTTGCATTATTTCCGCCTAACTGTTGCCTTCTTATTGTTGTAATAGCGTTCTTGCAAGATGGCTTTAATTGCTGAATAAATCGCTGGATCAACTTCTAGTAAATCTTTAGGGCTGATACCTGTTGCCACCGACACGGAAGCGACTTCATAAATTGAGCCGTGTCGGTCTATCCATTTTTTGAATCATAAACCAAATCAATATCTGAATATTGATTGATGTATTCATCGCCAAAGGCTAGATCGGTTTTGCCGGCATCTTTTTCTAAACGCCAAAGAAACCACCACAAATCTGATTCCATTTGTAGTTCGCCTAATCTCTTACGCCAACCTGTTTTAAATTCGGCTTCAAAGGCCACCTTTGCAGATGGCGTAAGATCATAGGTTACTTTCTTTCCATCCTTTTTAACAACTTCAATTTTGTGCATTGTCCCACCCTTTCATTATTACGCGCTTGTTGATTTTGTTAATGCGGTTACAGGAAGCGAAACGCTAACTGAAGCCACTGCATCCACAGCACCGTTTACAGGTGTCCAGGATGAGATTAAGCATGACATTGTGTAACTTGGATTGGTTGCAGATACAGTACCGGATACTGGAATTAACTTGATGTTAAGTTTTGTACCTAGTGCATCTTCAAACAGTGAGTTCACTGATGCTGAAGCAAAATCATTGTATAGTTCAAGATTCAAAGTTGGGCGTTCAATCCCACCAATCATATTTTGAACAGTGTCGTTCATTGCAGTGATCTCTACCTGATCAATTTCGCGTGCAAGGCTTACAGTGCTGACATGATCAGTAATGGTAGATGTTCCAACGATCACGGCAACTTTATTACCCATAAATATGGCCATAGTTTTCCTCTCTTACTAACCTATCAATTCAACCGAATATTGATAACTTAGGTAATCAATATTAGCGGATGTTATTGTTCCAGGGGATGCGGACACAACCCTTAGAGTTTGTACAGCACCGCTTAATGTTTTATCAGCCTCAATCGCGGTTTTAATTGAAGTTGAACCGGATGATGCAAGTAGCCCATCCAATCTTGATTGTCCATCTTTTTCACTCATTCTACCTACTATAACAATTACCTGGCAGGTAGCAGAATCAAATCCTCTATTTAATGTAAAGTCATAATTCATTGATAGTTGGCCAACAATTGCAAAAGCATTATTTGTTGGTATGTTTGTTGAATCAGGTACATAATCAAAAACACGCATACCGGTAATTGTTTGTAATGCTGTTTTAAGATTAGTCCTAACCGTGCTAGGAATCATGCAACCACTTCTTTTTTATACGCTCTAACCATTGCGGTTACATCTCTGCCAATTGGTGACATTCTAACCACGCCTAGATCACCTAATCCTAAAATTCCACCTGGGGCATCTTTGCGCTTGTATAGATCGGCAGTAAGAATTAAACAAGCCATGTTTATGTCATGTGGCACTGATGGCCATCCCCATTTTGCAGTTACTTGCACGCCTGGTCGTAATCCATTTTGTGTTAGCCCTGGAAATATTGGCCAGGTTTCAGTATTAGATACCATTGTTAATTGAGTGTATGGCCGACTTAAAGATGGGGCGGTTAATGGGTCTAAAATATAATCTGTATTTAAAGTTAAGGTTTTGGCGTATGTGCCATTGCCGTTTGAGTCAGTTTTTACAACCAAATCTGTTGTGCTACCTAAATCATCTATATAAACAAAAATATCTGAATAGGCACGATAAAGCCGTGCTGATGCAGTTGCATCTAAATAAAACCTTCTGTTAGCAATCCGATCAATTGATCTTGATGCTGATTCAATTAAATTTTCTAACAAGTCATTATCAGTATTATCTGATATAGACATGTATCCTTTAATTTCAGTTAATGTTGCATATCCATTTGTTATAGCCATGATCGGTATCCAAATCCTGTACTGTCCTGGGACATTAGACAAACTCCATTCATTAAATACCGATCATAGTTAGAATCCAGGCCACTGGAAGGGTAGCGGCCTGGAAACTTATTGGTTTAGAAACTTGGTGTTGCTAAACCTGTACCGTTAATTTGTGCAACAGCCTTTGGATAGCGCTCTGCGGTAAATGCTGACATACCGAATAGAACGATATTAATCGCAACCTTGCCACTTGGTTCTTCAAATGTAACATAGGTTGGCGCGGCGGCTTCTTCCCATAGATGGGTTTCATTCAAATCAACCACAAAGATTGTGTCTTGATTTGTGCTTGCGCCTTGTCCAGTTGAGATGTTTGCATCCACAATAATTGGCAATCCTAGAATTGAATAACCTGAGTTACCGTAAGTAGGTGTGCCGTTACCTGTACCCATTGCGTTCATAGGGTTGTATGCCTGTGGCACAATCAACGGCCTATTTGAACTATCAACACCGGCTAATAGGAAACCTAGACGGCGTGGGTGCATGATTACTGCATTTGGATTTACATAGATATTGCTTTGAATCTGTTGAATCGCATCAGCGATCTTTGGATACAAACCTGCAACTGTACCGGTTGTAGCGGTGTAAGTTACTAGAACTCCAGTTGTCATGTTTAGTAGTCCTAATGGCTGGCCGTTTGAGCCTGTTCCATTTAGAAGTGAGTTATCCAACTTAGTGTGGTAATCACGAATCAAATCACCTAAAACAATTCCCTCAATGTTGTATCCGCGTAACAATGCTTGCTTAGATACTGATTGTTGGCCTGCAATTGTATTTACATTTACAGTTAGGGTGTTATCTGCAATATCTTGTGATACTGCGGCTGTGTTCTGTGATGTTTGATATGCAGTAGTTGAGCCGGTATTTATCTTAGAGATAACGACTGACATGCCCTGTGTTGGTAATTGATGCTTGCGTGCGGCATCCGCAAATGGGCGGCCTGCGCGTGCTAATGG